AGATTTCTCGACAGCGCCGAGTAAACGGAAACATCCTTAATAAGGCTGGGCGATACCATCTGGCCATCCAATTCGGGTGGCTTCCGATTGTATCTGACTGTGTAAAGTTTACACAGGCTTTCCAGAACGCTAATAAGCGTTATGCGCAACTCATCCGTGATGAGGGTAGGTGGGTTAGGCGTCGTCGCACTCTTAACAAAGAGGGCGACGATAAGGGTAAATTCAATCTGTCATCGTCTGCGACGCTGACGGGTCCGAATAACCCTAGCATGGTCCCCGTACACGTAACACAGTGTTACGGGTCCGTGGCGCCTACACGCACGTCATATACGCACGAATCGGTCTATGTCTGGTGCGAGGGAAGGTGTAAATACTTTCTCCCGTCCGGATTTAGAGACGATCGCTGGAGTAAGCGACTAATGCGTAGAAACTACGCAGGATTCGACATTACTCCAGAAGCGATATACAACCTTATACCATGGACTTGGTTGTTCGACTATTTCACGAGTCTTGGCTGGATCTTTTCAGCCTTGTCTAATGGATTAGCCGACAGAGTTATCTTTGACTATGCATATGTAATGCGTACCAAAGTTAGTTCTCTGAAGACTGAGTGCACTCAACAAGTGTACTCTAGTCCTACAAACAAGCGAGTGGTAAAAGCTACTCGTATTCGCCAAGCGACTCTAAAGAGCCGCTTTCAAGCGAACCGCTTCGGCTTTGGCTTCACTGAAGGGGATCTCTCCCTAACCCAGTGGGGTATCTTAGGCGCACTTGGTGCGTCTAAGCTGTAGCCGTCGTGATGACGTCCTACAAACTGCAAGTGTTAAATTGCAGGTCCCTTTAGATGGATCAGGAGTTTTCCTATGTACAGTGACCCTCAATCTGTAACGGTTAACGCCGTTGCTCAGTCGCTACCCCGACAGGGTACGACTCAGCCGGACAGGATCGGAACGTTCGCCTCGGCGGACGGTTCGTTCCAATTCGATGTTCGACAGAATAAAACCAGCAACCGCTTCCGTCGTGAGGTTCGCCTCACTCAGAAGAAGGTTGCCGCCGATCCCATCTCCGCGGTCAATAAGGAAGTTTCGACTTCCGTCATGATCGTGGTTGATGAGCCTCGGTGGGGCTTTTCCGATACTGAAGTCGGCTATCTTACTGCCGCCATCATCGCTTGGTTTACCAATGCGAATCGGGATAAGCTCCTTGGGGGCGAACTCTAATGTTAAAGGCTTTGTTACGGGCTGTTGCCCCAACAATCCTTGAGGTAGCCGGCACTCTTGTGACGACTCTCCTCGTCGAGCTTCGTAAGAAACTCGACTAACATTAAGTTCCTGTACGTGGGGACGGTCCTTACTCACCCTAAGATATGAAAGGGAAGTAAGTGGAAATACCGACCACACTCCTCCAGCGGGTCCTACTCGACGTAGGACTGCAGCTATCAGACTCCATCGACATGGACTACAGAGAAATCTGTAGTCGCTATGAACACGAAGGGATGAGTTTTCTCACGATTACTCTTCCCCGGTTGGACGATGTCCTTTTGCAAGGATTATCGACCGGTCGTGTAACACGATCTTCGTTTGAGGGCTTTCGCCCTTTATCGAGGACCGGAAGTCTCCCGGCATTACTGTCAGGTTTCTTCTTACGTGTGTTCAATAGCGATGGATCTATCAGGAGTGAACCTGACGTACGTGCAATTTTTGCAATCAGGCAGGTTGCTCGCCTTTTCAAAAAGGTCCAGCTTCCTTGTTCTGAGCAGCGTGTTAAAGCTGCGTACGAAAGGTACATTTCCAATGATAGAGAGGTGGACTGGCGTGTCCACAGACAGCCTTTGGATGCTGGCCTTTGGGCCAGCATTTGTGGCTTTCTGTGGTCTGATCTTGAGATTCTGTCGGACAAATTATATTGTTCTCCAGGTATCTTTGGGATCGGAGCCACCGCGGAGAAGAAGAAACGCAATGAGCGATTCTCAATCTCTGAGTGGCCTTTACGAGCCGAAAAGTCTTTTCCGGCTTCGTACCACGCTGTTGTCCGTGAGGATAGTGATAAGCTCGCGCAAATCATCTTCCTCGCAGATGACGAAGAACGACCCGTAAGGGTTGTTCAAGTCC